AACACCAACTTTCTTACATAATCCCCAGCAGATGTTAAAGGATATGCATAAGTATGATCAACGAGGTCTAAAGAAACATGAACAGATGATTAGCTTTCGGAATGAGTTAGATAAACGCTTAACAAACGTATGACACAAAATATATTCGATAAATTAGCTGAAGAATTGGTAGCTGGTGGCAATCAGGGTATGTCCGCGAAAGCACATAAAAAACCTTACCAGGTTGACCCTAAACAACTGGCAATGGGCATAAAAGTAGAACGGGAACACTCGGATAATCCAAAGGTACAAAAAGAAATAGCAATGGATCATTTAACTGAGCATCCTCTGTACTATTCCGGATTAAAGATAATGGAAGATTTCTTGTCTAAGTTGGAAACCATGAAAAAGGCAGCTGGTAAGATCATTAATTTAACACGTCAAAATACCCAAACGAGAAAAGAAGTACTTGAGAACACAGCGAGAGATCTACGTGAGTCTCGCATGGACGCACCACCAGTTATTACCGGGGAACAACCAGGATGACAAAAGTTATTAAAGGAAAACCAAATGAGAATATATAATAAAGAAGTTTTTACTACAAAAGCTGGTAAAAAATTTTTAGAAACAGCGCACATTAGACGAATTGAGAGATAAATGACAAAAGCAGAACAAGTAATGGAGAAAATAGGGCTAAGTTCTGAACTATTAGAACGTGCTTTTATAAAGGCAAATAAATTGGGCAGATACACACAAGCAAAATTATTTCGTACTGGACAAAACAATGCATTAAATAGAGAGATAAAAGAATTGTTAGGTCCGGAGTTTGAAGTGGATCGTCGTGGATCTAAAATACAAGGAACAGGTAAACTTAAAACACCTCGTCGACATACCAGATACGAAGAAGAAATGAATTGGAAATAGAAAATCCTAATGCCATTACAATTTAAATTATCAGACTTTGTACAAAAGTTTTTTTATCTTAATAACGAACCCTTCAGTTTGGAAGATTATCCACACATGAAGATGATCTACGACATTGACCCCATGAAACTATGTTTACACACATCTCGTCAGGTCGCTAAATCAACTACATTGGCTAATCTTATGTTGGCAAAATGTGCAATCATGCCTTATGTGGGTAATAAGCATAAAGGTGGCTTTAAGATTTTGGCAGTTTCTCCTACCGTCGAACAAGTACGTGTATTCTCGTACGATAGGGTCGATACCGTCATAGAACAAAGCCCGATATTTAAAAAATATTTTGTAAGCAGTTCTACCATTCAAAACGTGTTTCAAAAACGCTTCTTAAATGGTTCAGTAGTCTATCTAAGATATGGATCGGCTACGGCGGATCGTATTCGTGGTATTTCCGCGGATACAAATTTAATAGACGAAGTCCAAGATATTCCGGACGATAATATCGATGTTATAGAACAGACTATGGCACGATCTTATTATAAACACTCTGTATATGCTGGAACACCTAAGCATATTATTGGTCCGTTAGCCAATAGATGGCGGGTAACAACAAGAAATGAATGGATAGCTAAATGTGACCACTGCGGAAAGCATAATTATCTTGATGAAGAAAATATACAACCTTGGGGCTTAGCTTGTCGGTATTGTCACGGTAAACTAGACGCGCGTAAAGGTCAATGGGTTCGAACTAACCCAGATTCAGAAAAATCTACTGTAACCGGCGAATACTTGTTTGAAGGTTTTCGTATTAGTGTTTTAATGTTCGCGCATGCACCTTGGGTGAACTGGCAGACTGACGTATTTATTCCTTTTCAGACAAAGTCCAGAGGAATATTTTTTAATGAGTATTTGGGTTTACCGTTTGATGCAGGCGTGGCGCCTGTAACAGAGGACGAGATAAAAGCATGTTGTACGGGTGGGCCTATGCGGCGAGAACCTGATAAGTATGCATTAAATTATCCAAACTTTTTAGGTATAGATTGGGGTCCGATAAATAGTGAAATGTCTAAGACGCTTCAAACTATTATACAGCGTCGGGGAGAAATTACAGAAGTACTTTATCTACATAAATATGAAGGCAAAGAAGCAGATTATGCTTATCTTCATGATTATATACCACAGCAGTTCTATAAGTGGGGCTGCACATTAATTGGGGCTGATGCCGGCTTTGGTGAAGCAGTAAATGCTGAGATTCGTGCTAGACTTCATGATAAGAATCGTTTAATAGCTTTTCAGCATGTTCCGAATCAAAAGATGAAGGGCCAGTTTAATGGCCATATAAATGCCTATACGTTAGCTCGCAATACAGTGATGACTGAATTATTTACTAAAATAAAACAGCGGAAGATTATATTCCCGCAATGGAGTGACTTTCAATATTATGCGAAAGATATCTTGGCTATTGCGATTGAATACAACGAAGAAAAGAACACGTATAGATATATTAAATCTGCAGCAGATGATACCTTCCACAGCCTCCTTTACGGAGACCTGGCTGCAGAATTATACTACCGTGCCACTGATTTCAATAATTGATAAAAATTTTTATGACGAAGCAAGCAAACAATAGTAGAATAGAACCGGGAGCAACACAGGCTATCGGTATGAAACGTGTAACTCCCGGTGGTTTACATAAGGGTATTGACGCAAACCGGAAATTCGCGTCTTTTAAGAATGAGCTTAAAAGTATTTATAACGTTAGAGATCTTGACTAATTGTTATAATTTGTATATATTTACATAGGAGAATTAATTACACATGATATCGACTAACACATTGGAACTCTTTGCCAAACAAGCGGCAACAGATTATTTAAGAGACGGCAAGTCACTAAATGGGTCGATCACAAAGATTGCTTCTGATAACGGTTTGAATAATCAACAAATAGCCAGGGTTGTAGAAGCTGCAAATACAGATGTTTATATTAATCTGGTTAACAAAAGTGCAGATAGATATGTACAATATGATGTCGCCGATCCTGTTGTGATTCAATCCAATTTACATACTACGAAAGTAGCAGAAGTATCTGATGATGCATCGGATTATTTCGATGCTCCTGGATATGAAACACCAGAGATTACCCCAATTTTTGAAAAAGTTGCCGAAGAAGAACAACCTGCATCACAAGATGGAAAGCTAAAAAATTATTGGAGATTTAAAGCGGCAGAAGCTAATCTGACTGGGTTGTTATTAGAGGGGCAACATTTGTTTTCACAGGAAACCGCTAGTTTACGTGATATGATTAAACAAGCTGTTCTAGGTGGAACACCATATAATGATATCTTTAATGCATTAAGTGTAAATGAAGATCCTATATTTACAGAAACTTTAAAAGCAATCGAAGCAGAACTAACTCCTAATATGCCAATCGGCTCATTAAATAAAACTGCAGAAACTTTGACACACCCGGTAAATGGTAAACATCCTTTAGTGCAACAATCATTAAAACTTGTAAAAATAGCAAATGAATTTAAAACAATACAAGAGCGCTTATCTCAACTAGAAGAAGAATGGGCTTTATATAAAATGGGTGGTGCTATCGGTGCCACAGTAAAAGCTATTCTTAGTAAGCCCGCAGTATTCGGCACCGGCCTTGCAGTAGGAGCGGGTGCAGGAGCATTAGCACTGCCATATATAGCCAAAGAAAGTATTAAACGTGAACAAAACCCGCTTAATCAAATACCAGCGAGGTATCGAGGATAATATGACATCACTATCAAAATTTGTACAATTGTATAAAGAAGGAAAGATTAAACCTAGCACAATGGCTAAGGCTGCAGCATTTAAAACAGAATTAGAAAAAAATGCTGGAGGAGATATTAATACGTTTTTGCGGTATCTTGCAACAGGGTTGGCTGTTAGTGCTGGCATGGGTGTCGCTGCAGCCGGCGCAAAAATCGGTGTAGGGCTCTATGAAAAAAATCAAATAGAGAGTCGTAAAGAAGATCTATTTAAAGAGATGGTAAAATTACATCCAGATCTCTCTGATAATAAAGATCGTGCAAAATTGTATTTTGAAGCTTTACTGCATTTTTCTCCGACAGTAGCAACTAATCCATTAACTGCGGGTGCTTATATAAGACAAGCATTACAATATGATCACGTGGCAGGCGGACCATTGCCGGCATCGGTGAATGAATTAACACAGATACAAAAACAAACTGCGGAAGCAAAGAAGAATGCACCAGCTTCTGCCTTAGGCACGGTACTTAGTGGTATAACTGAAGCACCTACTAAAATGATTCCGTCGTTTATGACCTTCGGAGATTTTTCATCGTAACAAAGCAGAGCAAATAATGATCAAATTCACAAGTTTCGATTTACATAATAATGCTGGCACGTATATTCAATTTTGGTCTGACAGCTTAATCAAAACTGCGGAATATTCTGCGGAATTAAAAACGCGTCTTTCTAATCTTGAGAAGAAGGCAGAAAAGACTTATGTGCTTGTTAACGCTATGGGTGCGGGCGAATTTTGGGGTGCAAACCGTAACGGAGATTATTTCCCCGATGAGCCTCTGGCTCGGGATCATAAAACTTTTGAAAAGCTTGGGCATGCCTATAAGCATCATTGTTTTATAGGTACTACCTTAGTAAATATGGACAACGGAAAAAGGTTACCCATTAAAGAAGTTACAGCAGGTAATAAGGTATTATCCGATAATCAGGAAATAACAGAAGTTAAAAAAATATACACTAGGCAATACAAAGGATCTGTATTAGAATTAAAATTACGTGGAAAATTAAATACTATAACTGTTACTCCCGATCATCCTATACTAGTTTTTCCTAGAAACGAAATTCATTGTGAACACGGCTATTCAAGAAATACGGGTAATTTCAAATGCCATTTTAAGAAATGTAAAAAAGAGATGGGTTCCCCAGTATGGAAATCAGCCGAACAATTAGTTGCGGGAGATTATTTATTAACACCTATAAAACAATTTGGAACGATTGTCTTACCTCCTGCATTCGCAAAATTAATTGGGTGGGTGGCGTCTGAGGGATGTTTAGGAACGAATAATAAATCAATACAATTTACGTTTGCGAAAGATAACGTCGCAGACATCGAGGCTGTTAAACAATGTTTACTTGAAGTAGGAATCATCCCGCGTACATATATTGTGGACAAAACAAATTGTGTTTTAATCAGTAATACTTCAAAAATATTACACGCACAATTATCGGAATATATTGTAGGTAAAAAAGAAAATAAACGGTTTACTGAAAAAATATATGCCCTTGATCAAGAATCGCTACTTTATATATTAGGGGCGTATATTTCAGGAGATGGACATATTCCCACTACTGGAAAAAATATCGGGCAGTTAAGAATACGTTCATGTTCTAAACAGATGCTTTATATGCTCTCTGATTTAATTAATATGTTTAATATGCCGACGACAATTAATTGGGATACTCCTTCATGTATTTTTACAGTTGGGGGTGGAAAAGAGTATGTATCTTCTGGTTCGGGGTGTGTCGCTGTAGAAAGTCAGTATTCAAAAAACTTGGTTAAATACAGCCGTAAAAAAAATATTCGTGTAAATGTTCATCGTAAGTTTAATAGAATATACAAAAATTATATTTTAAATAAAATTCAGACTATAAATGAAAAAGTAATCTCTGAACCTGTTTATAATTTAGAAACAAATTCTCATTCTTATTTAATCGAAGATAGTGTAGTACATAATTGTAATAAAGATCCAGAAAAAAGTTTCGGCCAAGTTAAGATAGCCGTGTTTAATCCGGACATGCATAGAGTTGAGTTAGTACTTGAGTTGGATAATCAACGTGCAAAAGAAGTTTTAGGCCGCATAGAAAAAGGCGATTATCCTGCAGTGTCTATGGGCGTCAAAGTACCGCACGATACCTGTAGCATTTGTGGTAAGAAAAGTAAAAAGGTTTCTAACTATTGTGAACATTTAAGAAATCAAATGGGACTTACATTATCAGATGGGCGAAAGGTTTATGCTATCAATGACACGGATCTAAAATTTTTTGACATAAGTTTTGTTCGCATACCTGCAGATAGAACTGCAAGTGTTTTAGCTAAAGTAGCGTCAGTACAACCAGAAATACCTTCTGCTGTTATAGCACAAGAATTTCTAAAAGCATCTGGAATAAAAGAGTCCGCCATTAATAAAATAATTGATGGCACAATAGCTTCGGTCGATAACGATCCAAAACGTTTAATCTATGCATCGCAACAACCGATTCCCAAAGAAGAATTGAAAGAAGTACTTGATAAATATTCTTCTGCAGAAATCTTTTCTACTATGTTGGGAATGCGTATGATGCCGACACCAATGGAATTTCAATATATGGTGTTGTCAAAGGGCGGTAAAGAAGATTTAGCAAAAACAGCTGAAGCAGAAGGTCGCTTATTGATGGATATAGAGGAAGATCCGGAAATCCCTGCCGATGTAAATTATAATAACTTTAATGATGAACTAGCGCAGAAAATTGCGCACTGGGCTCCAGGCATATCATTAACTATTCCTCATGTTATAAAACGTGTTTTGGTAAAGCGTGCGGAGTTAGCTTCATCTACTCCGGTAGCGATTACTATAAATCCAGGTATTCATGCTCCAACCTTGAAACGACCGGAAGATTCTGTATATAATCCTACAAAGAATCCTTTAGTGCCGT